AATTCTACCTTTAGGTAATACTACATAGTCTTCAGTTGTGATATCCTGGAAGCATACGGGTAGGAATTTATATGGTGCGTAGTATTCAGCTGGTCTTGTACCTTCACTCTGCTCGAAATCCCATCTACGAATATCTGACTCAGCATACTTGCTAGGTCTATTACGTAGATCAAATTTTTGAGTATTGTGTAGGTTAAATGGTAAACCAAAATTATTAATAGCCATTACTCAACCTCCACCGCAAATCTTTCCTGAAAAAAAACAGAGTATTTATCGTCTGTTAATTTTTTCTGATTCTTAATTTCTTTAGAATCAGAAGTTTCTATCTCATTACCCTCTATTGTTGGGTTTTCGATCTTTTCTTGTGACGCAGGAGCAACTTTTTTGGAGTCTCTGAGATCTGTTAAAGAATCGTTTAGACTCTCAATAGATCTTTTTGATAATCTTGCAATTTGCTCTTGCTTATCATCATTTATATTATCGGTCATTTTCAGATCAATAATGTTAGAGATAATGCTATCTTTTAATTTTTTCTCAAGCATAACGCTTTGATCAACAAATTTATTGACTTCATTTTCTCTTTCAATTAGTATAGCGTCTTTTTTAGCAATACTATCATTTAGTTGATTAATTGTTTCTTCTTTAGCAGCAATATCTTTTTCATGTTGCTTTGTCAAAGTAACAATATAGTCAAGCAGTTCAGATTTTTTCATACCAGAAATATCAGTATCTTTATTATCTGGAACTATTACCTCTTCCTTTTTCTCATCTACAATAGAATCAAAATCAGGATTTTCAGCAAAAAAATCATTCATAGCAGTAATATCTTCATCACTCCATGCGGAGTCCATACCAATTGTCATATCCTCAACAAGTTCATCACTTACTGTAATGTTAAATCTTTTGGCTTTTCTTGTTAGAGAAGCCAGTAGTTTTGTTTTAACATCATCTGATAAATTTGATTGAGGTAGTTTGGCAAGAGCGTTCCTAACATGTGCGGCATCGTGTGCAGGAAATTTTCTAATCTTATTACCATCAGAATCTTTCACAACATAACAAAACACCGAATCTGCGAGGGCTGCTCTTTTTTCACTGGTTAATACAGCACTTTCCATTGAATCCTCCAAAATCAGTTCTGAGAGCATTGACTCTCTATTATCCAAGAATTCCGAATATGGCATCCACTCAGATTTTATTTTTATTTGGTCAATTCTTGCATATTCATCGGCTGGATCGTTAACAAAAGAGCATTCAGTGTATGCTATATTATCAATAATCCAGTATATTAATTTACCATCTTCATTAAATGATCCTTTTTTGTGATCACATAATCCTTCTTCATTAAGAACTCTATTACATTCACTACATATGACTCTTGATGTTCTAGAACCAGTCGAGACCGTGAGGTATCTTCCATCTAGTACTTTCTTAATTGCATCTTCATCTGTAATTCTTGCGGTGAGTTCTATGTAGTTGGGTGGTTCGCCTTTTGAGTCTTTTAGTTGGACTATTTTATAATCAATAATTCGACCAACAGGATCTTTGTCTTTATTATGTGCAACCAGATGTGGTTTATTAAATGGAGTGGTCCACGTCTTTGCACCAGTCTTAGCAGCATTTTCTGTATAAAAGAACGCATTCTTATTAACGTAACTAAAATGAGTTCCCTTAATTTTAATATCTATTGACTTAGGTATTGAATCCATAAAACCCTTCTTCATCTACTCTGCAGTCACAATTTGATTTAAATGGTGGTAAATTTTTGTAACTAATATCACCAACATCCAAATTACTTGTTGCGTGCTCACTGCATCTTTCTGCATCTATTAGTATAGTCTTAAATCCAAGATCTTTATATAATAGACACTTTGTAAGATTATTAATTTTCTCATATTGATTGTTTATCAAATCTGTTGTTGTGTCGTGAAGTTGTCCAACACTATCGTTAATATTTGAAAATCGATTAATCTTATCAGTAACTATAGTTACAAACATATCAAAAATATCATCTAAGTGCTCTTTGTAATCAGGAGCAGAATCAAGATGATAAAATTCATTATACTTACTTATATTATAAACTATTTGTTTCTCCATGCTATCATAAACTTTTAGTTTAATTTTATCCAAGTATGTTTTCTTGCAGAAATTTGATTTAATTCCAGATTCACTTAATAGATTTGATGTGAGTTGACTATTATATTTGATAGCATCTTCAACATAGTTTTTAACAAACTTAGGTCTACCAGTGGACGTTCCGTGTTGATTCTTAGGCTTGGTGTCATTCTCATTTTTATTCTTAGTGGCAGATGTATTTGCTGCTTTAATACTAGCACTTTCTTCAATGAGTGGAATTTGCACCATGTGTAGGTGTGTGCGATTAATATCATAACCAACTTCTTGATCAAGTTTTAATCTTGCTTCAACGTCGGTTATTAAGTTATTTTGCCAAAGTGCAATAATACCATTTTCATATTTTAGTTGTTTTTCAATATCTATTTCTGGGAATGAAAAAATGGCTTTATCTGCTAATGCTTTATAATTACCATCAAGCATTAATTCCCTCAAAAACTCCATCTCAAATTTATTCTTAATAATTGATTGGTAAGAGATTGTGATGGCCTGCATAGCAGAATCAAGAATTTCACCAGTGTTCCTATTAGTTGAATCGGCTTCGCCCATTGCAAGTGGTGATACTCCAGTGCCAGAAAATACCCGTCTTTTAAAATGCTCAACAAATTTAATAATATCAACTGGTGTATTACTGTTAGACGGGACTTCAATAGAATGGTGACCAGGAACAACAAGAATTCCATATGGAGGCATATTTGTAATTTTATTACTAACGGCTTCGACTTCGCCAGGTGCAGGAGGTTGATCTTTATTTCCAACTTTGTAGAGATATAAGGGCATTGAGTACTGGAATCCTAGAAGTTCCATTTCTTCTTCAAATTTTCTAAGAGCACGAACATCATCCAACACAGGTATATAAATGGACATGCCAGTCAAAGTGCCAGGAATTTTATTATATGTAAGATGTATAATATCATTCTCATCCCAGTAACGTTCATTCCCACGAATAACTTGTTTGTATGTAGTGACTTTACCAGTTTTATTTACACCAATCTCAATAGTGCTTGAGTCCAAAACAAATAATCCAACAATTGGATTTGTCTCTTTTCCAAACATTTCATACTTGCGACCAATTATACTTCTCTTATCTTGTCTTACTTTTAAAATATAAGCGTTCCCATAGATAACAAGTTGGATTGCAACTTCATTGATAATTTCACGTAGAGTTATTCCAGTAAATCTTTCAATTTCAGTAATTCTTTTATTAACGTGCTCTTGTAATTTATCATCTTTGGATACGACGTTAAACCCATTTTTCATTATTTGTTCAACATAAATATTAGTTATCCTACGAAGATAACCATCAAGTTGAACAGCATTTGCCAAAGTGGGAAGATCATATTCTGGCTTAAAGAAGTCGACCTGCCTACGCATTTCTGTTCGTCTTGTTCGTGTAACCATTGGGGTTGAGAACTTTAGAGAAGAGTTTTCTATATCCCTTTTATCTCCTATCTCGGCACCCTCGAACGTAATGGTCGAATCTTTATGTGAATGTCTTCTAAATATATCAAAAAAACTCATTATTTCTCCCTATCTCTAATAGATAATGCCCACTTTAAGATGGCTTCAGGATCTGGGGTATTTGGACAATCTGCTGTGATATTTGAAAGGTTACGAGAATTAATATTAGACCCCTGTATACTATCTTCACTAGTAGTTCTAGTTAGTATGTTATCTATAATCTCGTTTGGATATCCATAATATTGTCCAAGAAAATTTCTTATCGAATCATTTGTTAATAAGGGAATTGGATTTTTAATTAGTGCTTGCTTATCTACTAGTATAGTACCGTCGTCAGTGAATATAAATTTCTCTCTACTTGGTTCTGAACTTGGGTATGGATCATTGTTTCTTTTACCAAGACCACCACCTGCAGGTTCTGGCCTCGTTTGTGGTTCACCCCCACCATCCTTCTCATCTCTTGATGGAACATAATCATAAGATACGCAAAGATCAAAGTTAATCGATGCAGATTTTAGTTTGATTAATAGATCTTTAAACCAATATAAAAACTCCAAATCTCTAGTTTTTAAAGTAAACTCACCATCTTTAAAGAAACTAAATTTCGAAACTTCACCACTAACATGACCTTTTATTTTTGAAAATAACTTTGCAAATAAACCAAAATCACCAATGTATCTTTCTAGAACTTTGAATAGTTGATTAAGTGGTAAACACTTACTCCAGATGTAGTCATCGTTATTAATTCCATTTTTCATCCATGCAAATAATGAACTTAATAAACTTTCTTTTACGGCATATACTGTTTGTTGAAGAACTAACAATAAAGCACCTATTGCGGCATTAAGAATTTCTCTAGAAATATCTGGAATTAAAATGGAGAAACTTTTGAATTCTATAGATATCATAATAACCACAAGATCTATAAAAGCAATAAAATGATCTAGAAAGGTAATAAATCCCATATCGGTTAATGAAAAACTAAGAGATTGATCTTTTCTCGTATCAGACATTGCATATGAAGTCCATATCCCTTGTATCAAACAACAAAGCACTGCTGGATCGTTGAACCAAGTTGACATTACATAATTTAATTCTTTTGCAAGATCTTTTAGTACAGGATTGACATCATCAACATTAACCTTTAGAAGATCATTAACAAAAGTTCCCGTATTCTCATACACTCCACCAGCAAGAGGGGTTTTCCTTAATAAAAAATCAGTGGTACTCAAAATATCTTTAAGAGAAAGATTATCTAATCTTTGAACTCTTCTTGATATTTCATTACTGAAATTATGTATTTCTTGTATTGAATTAGGTTGATTTGGTTGTATTGGCATTTTTACCCTCAGCGGTTAATTCTATTGCTTTTGGATGATTATATCTAAAATTGTAAATCTGATCAGGGTGATTTTCTGTTTTACTTTTAAATTCCTGTGTAATATCATTATCAACCATACATCTGGCGGCAAACTTTTCAAACTCCAACTGCCTTCGCATTTGACGTACCAAATTAATAGATAGAACTGCACCAGCAACATACCCATTTTTTTTAATATACATTATAGAGAAACTCCTTCAACTTGGTCTCTTAAGTTTTGTGATAATTTGCTTTCTTCCCCAGATGGTGGGGTTAAAGCATCCTCAAGTACAGCATCCAAAACGACTTTTGCTGATTTAATACAATCTGGAGACACTCCTAGCCCCTGTGGTAATTTTGGAGAGTACCCATTAACAATATCTTCTTCCGAAACACACGGGACATCATCATCTGGAAATAAATCACCCAAAAGACCTTTATCTTTCTTTGGATTTTTAAAATCATCTTCTTTAGTATCAGTCCCTGCGCCTGGCTTTTCAGGACATGTTCCTTTTGCTCTGCACACCACATCTGCTGGTGGTTTGTATCGAGGATAAAGTTTTGCAGTAAGAGGAAGACACATTAGAATATTTCTTAATGCATTAAGTAATTTATTGAGTGGACCATTTTTTTTAATCTGTTCTTTTTTTGGTCTTCTAAATGGGAATCGTTTGAAGAATAAAATCATTGCATCAATTGGATTAACCACCGCCCGCATTGGCCCTAAGATAACAAGATCGACAATAAAAGTTGGCCACAACATATTCCAAAATAACATGTTTAAAATTTCAATCTGCATATTGTTTTGTTTTTGTTCAAAATCTTCTGCTACTTTAGTGTTCTCACTTTGAAGTTTGTCCTTTGGTTGATTTTCTTTTTCTTTAAATAGTGCGCCAATCGATCTAGTTATTTGTGAGCATTCTAACCATTCGCCATCAACAGAACCATCCCCAATTAAAGCGGCTAACTCTGGATCTTGTCCCATTGTTAAAAGTGGAAGATAGTCCATAATAGCCAAAGCATTATTCATTACATTTTGTGTTATATATCCATCTTCACTACCAAGTGCTTTTGCTGCATTTGAAATTGTATCAGTGGCAGGAGGAATAGCCATGTCTTTAGTTAAGAAATCAATATTATTTTCAAGATCCTCCACAAGACCTTCTAGTATCCCAACTTCATTTAAAAGTCTATCAACTTCACGTTCAGTATCAGCACCAGAATCTTCTTCAAGAACTTGATCTTGTTCTCGATCACTTGGATTAGAAACAGCCGAAGTGATCGTGTTTTTTAATTTAAATTCAACTCTACCAAGAACTTTTAGTTGTTCCAAAATTTCGGGTGGTAATTGTTTGCCAATTAGATCATTAATTTCTATATTATCAGCCATTAAAAACTCCTTGAGCGAGTACCAAAATTACCAATATTCCCTCGTTTGCCAAAAGTTGGCATTGTAATACGTCTTGGTGTCTGTGGCGCATTTAACATTTTCTCTGGATCTTTATTTGAATCTGGGACATTCCGAAGATTGAAAATATTAGTTTGACTATTTTGTTCTCTACTTTGTGAAAATTCTTCTACTCGTGGGTCATTTAGTCTAATTATATTGTGTTGTAGATGACTCTTAAGAAGACTTCCATACTCTAATTGAAATCCGTAAATAGCAAGATTAAAAGCATCCAATATGTGATCATCTCCAACATAAGAATAATCACCTCTTGCTGTGGTATTCTTAATTTGATATCCACGCATCTGACCAATCAATCTATTTTTCTGGTCTTCTTCTTTAGGAAGTGCAAGCAATCCTTCTTCGAGATATAGAGTTGAAAAGTTAACCATCATTGATTTATTTCTTTTATTAACTTTAGTTCTTAGTATTGGATCATAGTGCTCAACGACCGCACCTGCATCAATAACTCTTAATTTTTCAGACATCTGTATTCCTGGATGGCTTTTACCATAGAATGTTAACTCTTCTATATTGGTATCACCAGCACCATAATCAACATAAACAAAATCAATTTTAAAATTGGACATCAATCTAATAATTTCTTCTCTGGTTTTTCTTTGCGTTGCTTCTTTTGACTTAACACCAATTCTATAAAATAACCTATATTTACCAGTAAAATTAACAGTGACATCTTTCCCAATTTCATCATCAAAGAAATATAAAAAAGTAGGGGTTGTGCAATACTCAACAACCACAATTTGTCCACCATTAGCATATGTATTCCAATCAACGCCAATTATATAGAGATGATTCGAATTCTGTTCAAACCCAGGATCAAATATAAGTTCATTTTCAATGTTAATGGCACGACCATATTTTGTCATTGATTTAGTGATATAATGGTGTTTATATACACCACCAAGTTCTTCACCAAATTCAGCACCATATTCTCTTTCAAATCTTTCTTGAGAAGTAACAGCCTTCACCTGGAATTCTGTTGATTCAGTAACTGCTAAACCTTTTTCCTTAGCCTGCGCTATTGACATCCAGTTTGTATTATCGGGATGCCACGATGCGGCGTGTCGATGGAACCAACCAAGTTCATCGGCTTTAGTACACCATTCGTAAAATAAATCTCTAGCACCAGATGGGGTCGAACATATTCTAAGTTTACAATCAACGTGAGTTGTCCAAATTGGAAGAATTGCTTCTTCAATAATATCGCGGGGAATGAAGTCCATTTCATCTAGGAAAATTATATCAGCAGATAAACTTCTTAAAGAAGTACCTCTATTACTTGAACTAATACCAATCGTGTGACCTTCTATAGTGGATCCGTTTTCAAACTCAATAGAGTGTATATCGCTTTTTCTAATTTTTGTAACAAGTCTTGCCAAAAGAGGTGAATCTGCTATTAGTGCTGTATATGTTAACCATAACTCTTTAATCTGAGATTCATACGGAGTTGCTATTAAAACTCTAACCTTCTTTTGTTTTTCCAGTCCTTCTTCCCACATTCTAACCAAAGGATAAGCAGCGGCCCATCATAAAGTGTCCGCACACATCGTAACAGATTTACCCATACGACGACCATATCTTAAGATTACATTTCTGTATTTTCTTGTGTTATCTAAAACAACTCTTTGGTAGGATCTCAATGATAAACTTTTCTCCGAATCCATCGGGTTCTTCAAAAAAGTCTCACACCATCTAGCGGGATCTGAAAATATATCTCGTAACTCTTTGGAAGCATCCATTTAATTAATTTCTCCTCTGAAATAAAATAGGTCTAGTAATTCAAATATTACTATCCATGATTAAAAGTTGCTTCCTGTCCAAATGCAGAACGTCCACTTAAAGAAGATTTACTCAAAGCATTTATTGCTCTTTGTCTTTCTGTTGCTGCACCTTTATTCAAAAATGACATTGATAGTTGTCCACCCATGTCAGGCATAAATCTATTTGAATATTCACCAAGAGTTGTGTCTAACGCTTGCACAGCCATCCGTCCAATTGGCTCACCGACCATCTTAGTAATATCCCAAAGTAGCGAAAGCATCGACACATAACCAATACCTTTACCAACCATTATTCCAGTTTTCATCAACTTTCCAGTCTGCATTGTCCGTGCAATATTTTGACCAGCAAATTTATTTAATTGTAAGTCTTTTGTACTTACCTTCATTCTTCTAACATGATCAGATGCTACTTGCTGTATTGGATCAAGTGGGCGGCGACCAACATGTCCACCAAAAATATCTGCTGCTCTACTTTGCACAAGTCTTCCAGTGGTTTCCATTACATCACCACCAACTGCAGTATTTTGTGCAGCATCAATTACAGCATTGGTCAATTTTTTTGCCATTCCTCTTCTTTGTAGAAGTGATACATCACCCAAAG